AAAGGTGTAGCGTGGCTTGTTCTGGTTGGCTTCCCACCAGTACGGCTCCCACTGACCATCTCTCTTATCTAGGAACAGATGAGCCTCACGGGACATCTCACGGTTGTCGTGGTCTGCCTCCTGACACGAGGAGAGAAGATTCAACACACTCTGGTGGTCTTCGTACTTGTCTTTGTAGGACAGATCATCCTCAGTCATCTGAGCAGATTCTTCCTTCTCTTCGTATCCGTTTTCGTAGGTAGCCATTAGCCCCAGCCCTTAAAATTGATTTTGACAGCCTGTTTCTGGACTGCCTTTGGTGAAAACATTGACATCATAAGCGCATCACCCATGTTAGGAGACGGTAGCTCATACGGCTTCTTAGCCATGTCTATCTTCGACATTATCTGGATTTTACCATTATTTGATCGTTTTTGCGGTATTCTGCACACTTCGCTTCGCAGTTGGTCTAGCGTGGGTATTTCACTACTCAGCGAGATAAGCTCATCAGGATCAACATACTCACCCTTGGTCACAGCCCTGTAGGTAGCCTCGAATCTATCTCTTAACTTCCACCAATACTGCGCCCTCTTGTTAAAGAAGGTGTCCTTGTTGGTCTTGGAGTCTATACCACTATACGGTACAGCAGCGTCATCAGGAGTCTCTGAGCCACGGAACTGGTGCTTCTGCATCTTGGTAGATTCTAGCTCTTGGTCTACCTGACGCTTGAGAGAGATACCTAGACCGTCACAGTCCCACACAAACCAATCAGCCTGTGCGTCTCTGGCTTTCTTCAATGCCCAATCCATTCCTTCGTTTGAGTCGCCTGTTATCTTTTCACACACATCCAAGACAACAGAACCCTTGCGTAAAGCAAAGCCCTTTGAGTCTCCACCCTCATCAGATGGATCGTGCGAGGCTATCAACGCCCCAGACGGCTCGAACCCGAGCTTGATGTGTGCATCTATTGCTGCGTCATACCACTCAGTAGGAATGATATTATCTTCAACAGAGTCGTAGTATTCGCCCTCCCAAACGTGCTGGAACAGGGCAGGTGACATCCTTTCACGGTCGCTTTCCATCTCTTGCTTCAAGACATCAGGGACTAAGGGGTTGTCGGTTATGTTGATCAGTACGATCAGGTGCAGGTCATCCTCGTAGTAGCCATCCCTGCGGAGCTGCTTCTCATACGGCTTGATGAACCTTTGACTAAAGGCATCCACACTTGATCGGGGATTGGCACTGAACCATATCTCCGAGCCTTCCTCACGGAGTGTAGGCGTTAGAGCTTTGAGGGAGTTGAAGGAGATTGTCTGGGCTTCTTCCACCCAGAACCGTTGGAAGCCATGCATTGACTTCACGCCTTCTGGGTTTCTGGCTAAACCACGGAACTTAAACACTGGGTCTTGGTTGAGGAGGATTTGGTTGTTCTGCACCTCAAAGCCCTGAAGGTTGAGGCGTTCTATCTCTGACTTCAGCAAAGCATGAACCGAGTCATCTATTGAGTTCTGAAACTCACGGAAGCAGGCAGTCTTAATCCCCTTGGTCTGTGCGTCCATCAGGCACATATCAGCAAAGCTCATAGACTTACCTGAGCCTCGCCCACCTATGGCAATCTTGAAGCGTTTAGGCGTATCTATGAACCGCCGTAGCTTCTTGGGGATTTGCATCTTAGGCATTATTCGTATGTCGGCTTCTTCTTAGTTTTGGCTCTTGACATGGCAATCGCTATCGCTTGCTTTTGGGGCTTCCCCGCTGCCATCTCTATCTTGATGTTTTCGCTTATCCCCTTCTTGCCCTTCTTCTTGCTTGCTGGCATTGAATATCCTCTCGTAGTTATCAAGATATTTCTTGACGCTGTACTTGCGTGGCCTTGAGCCTTTGCCACCTTCCCACGGGCCTGTACTCATTGACCTACCCTCTCTTGTGCTATATCAAAGTAATCCTTGTCTAGCTCAATCCCAATAAATCTGCGCCCAGTATTAACACAAGCCACGCCAGTAGTTCCGCTGCCCATTGTAAAATCTAGCACCGTTTCGCCTTTCTTGGTGTAGGTCTTGATTAGATACTCCATTAGGGCGACTGGCTTTTGTGTTGGGTGATATTCAGCCTTCATATCAACACCAATGTTAATCACTGATCTTGGGTATCCAGAATGAGTCTGTATCGCGTCCTTTACCGCAAGCCCATAAACATCCCCGCTACTTCCAAGCCCCTTTTTTCCCCTGCCGCCTTTTGAGATTGTAGGCTGTTTTTTCTTAACAAGCCCCTGCGGGTAATATGTTGCTGGCATTTCGCAAAACACAACAATATCTTCATGCGCGACCATTGGTCTCTTCTTTGCGTTTAAGTGTCCCGTGGCCTTGTTTTTCTCCCAAACCCAGCAATACCTAAACTGCTTCACATTTGACATAACAAGAGCCGAAGTAAACGGCTGAGAAGCAGTCATAACAATAGCCCCGTTAGGCTTTATCACCCGCTTAAGCTGCTCCCACATAGGCTCGAAAGGAATCACACTATCCCACTTGCAGGCCGTTGTGCCGTATGGCGGGTCAGCAAGAACCATATCAACGCTACCGTCAGGGATACTCTTCATCTCTTCCAAACAGTCTCCGTTGATTAGACTAATCACTCAACCACCTCAATAGTCCAATGGTTGTCTATCTCAATAGGGTCACCGTCCCTGCCAGTAAGCTCTGTACGCTTAGTCTCTGTCCATCCTGCTTGGTGAGACAGATAAAACTTAGCAGCAACGATGTCACCATCTAAAGCCTTTGCAGCCAATGACTTAGCTATCTTGGTTATCCCTAAAGCCTGACCCTTCCTATACGCCTCAGAAAGTTCTGGCTGTCTTTGGAATGCAGCGCGTAAGGTATTGGGAGTACAGCCAAAATAATCAGCTAACTGTTTTTGGCTTAATACGTCAGCAAGCTCAAAGCATTCCTTCACTTCTTGCTCTGTGAAGACTCGTGGTGGCCTGTGTGGAGGGTTACTCACTGGTCTAACTCCTGTGGTGTTTTGCCGATTGTATCATGCTTCCTGTTTCTTCTTAGAAGCGTACCGAGCGAATGTCTCATCACGGAGGGCTACGCTTTTGTTAGAGAATGACTGAGGAGGAAAGACTTTGATCTTCCCACCCTTAGCCAAGAACTCTTCTGTTTCCTTCTTGATTCTTTCGCTGATCCAAGAGTTGTCCTTCATAATGCAATGTCCATGTTAAATAGTATCGGCAGTCGTAGCTTCCTGCGTTGCTCACGCCGAGCCAATGACTGCTTTATTTCCTTGTAGTCATTATAACTTATTGTTTTGCCTTGAGATAGTGTTTCATGCGCCATCATCAGCATGGTTTCATCCCAATCGGCTTTCTTGTTTAACAGCCAGTGACGGTCGTATTCCGTCTTAAAGGGCTTATCAAACAGTACGTCAGGCTTCATCCCAAGGGCTTGTACTATCTCTGGGCCTTTAGCACCACAGGCGTGGCAGTACATAAGAATTTTATCATCAGCCTCTTTAATGCTCATTGAGGGGTTGTTGTCCCCGTGTACAGGACAGCAGGCTACATAGTTCTTGCCTGACTTCCTTACTTTATCCAGACTACCAAGAATACGTTCTAGGTCGATCATTTGCCATTCTCCTTTTGATGTTGGTGTGAGTGATAAATCCTCGCACTTCATTAGTTACCTGCTTTGGGGTTCTATCCACGCCTTTAGGCCAGACACCGAACTTCTCTTTGTACTTGTGACTCGCCCAGCCTTCAGCGTAGCCCTTGTCCTTTGCGTATTGTACAAACTGCCCCATCCAATCAGACTTATCTTCTACCTTGAAGTCTTTGCTGGCCTTCTTGAGCATTGTGCCGTCATCTTTGAATACAGGGTCTTTAGAGGGAATTGTATATCCACAAGCACAAGCCCGACCTTGGAAGGCTGCGCTACACACAGGGCAGTCTCTGGTTATCTTTTCCCGTTCTTCCTTCTTGAGCTGCTGACGCTCATTGAATTTCTGAGTACCGTCGTCTAACTTGGAAGGGACGATATCCTCTGGAAAGCCAAACGTCTTAAGGTTTGATGCGTGGTCAAGGTAAGTGCCCTTATTCTTCCCTTCAGCTATGCGCCAGATTCTGCCTGCGCGTTGAACAAACGCTATCGGGCTTTTGGTTGGGAAGCAGTCTATCAGTATCTCTACGGAAGGATCGTCATATCCTACACCGAGAAGACGACTGCAACACAAGACCTTGCACCTGCCCGATCTATGATCGTCGTAGATGTACTTCCGTTCCTCATCGCCCATGTACCCATCAATGTGTAATGCAGGGATGCCAGCAGCGTTAAATTTTTCTACCATTGACTTGGAATGTGCTACCGAAGGACTAAAGGCTATGGCCTTTCTCTGTAAATCATTGGAGTGCTTGCGGTAATTCTCCACAATGTCCCCATTAAACGTGTCATCCATCATGGCCTTACCCAATGCCTCTGGGTCGTAGTCCGAGCCACCAGTAGATAGAGCTTTGGTTTTGATGCCTTTAAGGTCTATGGACTTCCCCACATAGTAATCAGTAGGACAAAGCCAGCCTTGATCCAGTAGCTGTCTGGTCGTCGTGGTGACTATAAGATCGTGACTGGGAAAC